AAATGAAAGTCATACCAACCCAAGCCGAAGCCCTGGCGGAATACTTGAGAAGCCAACAGGGAAGCGGATTACAAAACCAAATACCGAGGTAGCCACTTTGCCCCAATACAATCTTGAAGCCGCACTGAGCAACATCGATAAGCAGCGCAACGGGCAACCCCCCGAACCCCTGCCACCTGTAACCGCGCCGGACACCACGGCGTTGGATACGCTCGGCTTGAGTTTGCAACGGGCGGCTACGGCCAACCCGCAGGACGAAGCGAAACGCCGCAAGCTGGCCGGTCAACTGGGTATGCCTACGGCTATCCTGCCCCCGACTCCCGACGCGGAATCGCAAGCGTTCCTCAAGAACACGCAAGCCCAGGAGATCATGGCAAAGTATCCCGCCCTGGCGAAGTGGGCACAGAATCCCGACAACGCAGCGGTAGCCGGTAAGGATTTGCCCACATTGGGCAACATTGAAGAAACCGCCAAATCCCTGCCACAGATCGCGCTAGGCTATGGCAAGAACCTAGCCGGTTCCGCGGCCGCCGCTTTCCCGAATGCAAATGCCGCTATCTGGTCGTTCGTACAGGCCGCCGGTGCGATTCTTTCCACGAACGCAACCAAACCCCTGGCCGAGAGATTCGGAACGCCTGACGTGGGCGGGATGCTCGCGGAAACAGCTCTGGACATGCGCAAGCGCGCTACACAAATCGGCAAAGACCTGGCGCCGGATACATCAGGCATGGGCACGGTAGAACGCGGGATTAATAGCGGCGTGCAGTCGGCCGCCACTTCCTTGATGATGTTGCCCTTATCCTTGGGCACCGGCTCGCCTGTACCCATGTTGGCGGGGCTATCAGGTATTACCGCAGGGCAATCGCTGGGGGAAGCTACCGACAAGGGGCTACCCCTGAACGAAGCCCTGATCCATGCTACCAAGCAGGGATTAATCGAGTACGGTACCGAACTGTTCCCGGTCGGTAACTTGCTTAAGAACTTGACCGCGAAAACCGGCCTGATTAAGACCGCTACCCAGTTCATGATCCGCGAAGGTATTGGCGAGCAAGCCGCGACCGTCTTACAGGATTTGGACAAGTGGGCAACCCTGAACCCGGAAAAGCCGTTCAGCGAATACCTGGCCGAACGACCGGAAGCCGCACTGGAAACCCTGATCGCTACCGCGGTCGGCGGGTCCATACAAGTGGGCGGGGCGAAGGCGGTAGCCAAGGGGATCGAGACAATGCAGCGGGCGTCTACCGTTGACCTCGGGCGGGCACATCGCGCGGAAGAGAACCACGGCATACTGATGGGGCTTGGGGAGAAGGCGGCGGGGCATCCGCTGCGCGAGCGCGACCCGCAAGCATTCCACGATTTCATGTCTACCATGACGGAAGACGGCAACCTATCCGATGTCTATGTGGACGGCAAGACGCTTGCCAATGTGCTGAACCAGTCCGGGGTTTCCGAACAGGAGATTCAGCGGAAAATGCCCGAAGTCGCGCAGCAACTTGGGGAAGCCGCGAAGACGAACGGCGAAGTGCGCATATCGCTGGCCGACTACGCCACGTACGTCGCGGGCACCGATGTAGAGAAGGGAATTATTGACCACCTGCGCGCGAGCCCCGACGGCATGACCTACACCGAAGCCCAGCAGTTTTACCAGGGGCAGAAGGACGACCTCAGCAAGCAAGCCGAAAAGATCATGGCAGACGCCAACACGACCGACGCCTATAAGCAGGACGTGCAGCAAGTTCACGATACTATACTGGAACAAATGAACAAAGCCGGACGGTTCACCGCCGACGTGAACGCCGCCTATGCGGTACCGTTCCGCGAGTTCTACGCCGTCAACGCGGCAAAGATGGGGATTACCCCTTCCGAACTGTACAAGCGGTTGCCGCTAAATTTTGCGCCTATGAACGCGGGGAATATTTTGAACCAAGGCGACGACCAGATAAACACGCCGGAATTCAAGGAATGGTTCGGGGATTCCAGGGTGGTGGATGAGGATGGCAAGCCGCTGGTTGTTTACCACGGGACAAAGCAGCAGTTTTCAGATTTCTCGCGTGAAAAAATAGCCGATGACGAGGAATACGGATTTTTCTTTGCCTCTAATCCGGAGGCCGCTAATGAATACGCCGGCGATTCTCGGAGAGAGGGCGGTAATGTCATGCCGGTTTATCTGGCTATCCAAAATCCATACACGGTTTCCAACAACCAATGGTCTAACGCAGAAGGGTTAAGTCCGAAAGAAGCGGAGGCGCAGGGGTATGATGGGTACATAATTTCCGGAATGAATAGGGGGTCTGATAAATCCGACACATACATTGCTTTCGATCCTACCCAAATTAAATCTGCAATCGGCAACAGCGGCAAGTTCAACCCGAACGACCCGAACATTCTAAACCAGTCCGTCTTCCACGGCACCCCGCACGTATGGGCACCCGAGCCGGGGTTCCCGCACGGGCGCCCGCGGCTTGACAAGATGGGCACGGGGGAAGGGGCGGCGGCTTTTGGGTGGGGATGGTACAGTGCGGAGAATCAGGGGGTAGCAAGAGAGTACCGCGACATATTGTCAGATAGCACAGACTTTTTTACCGTGGACGGCGAAGTACAGTTCAAGGGCCCGGCCAACGGTAGCGACCCCCGGCAACTTGCCATATCCGTACTGGCCCACGGCGACACGATAGAAGCGGTTAAAGAACGGCTGGAAGACAACGACGCAGACCCGGTATGGGTAAAGCAGTTCGTCGCGGAAGGTAAGAAGCTGGAAGGTAAGAAGGTAGAGATTAAGACTGACACGACCGGGAACCTTTACTCCCTCGACATCCCCGACTCGGTATTGCCGCGCTTGCTGGATTGGGATAAACCGTTAAGCGAGCAGACGCCGGAAGTTCGGAAGGCGCTACTTAAGGCAATGCCCGAACTGCGCGACCAAGCCGCGAAGCAGGACCGGGAAGACGCCGACCTACTGGCGGAATTGCTAGGTGAACCAGCGGAAATTAACCCGAACGTTCAATTACCGACCACCAGTGCCCAAGACTTTTACCATTCTCTTGTCCGTAAACACGGCGGCGATAAAGCAGCTTCCGAATACCTGGCTTCAATCGGCATAGTCGGGAACCGCTACCTGGACGGCGGCTCGCGTGCCGACGGCAAGGGCACCTATAACTACGTGATTTGGGACCAGCCCACACTGGACAAGGTAGCCTTGCTTGAACGCAACGGCGAGAAGCTGGACGCAATGCGGGAACTGGCGCAGGGCAACCGCGCCGGATACAACCCTGACACCTTCACCATCTCCCTACTCAAAGGCGCGGATCTCTCGTCAACTCTCCACGAGGGCGGGCACTTCTACCTTGAAGCCCTGGCAGAGATGGCCGGACGCCCGGACGCCCCGCAACAGATCAAGGATGATTTCCGCAAGACTCTGGATTGGTTCGGGATAACTGGTAACGAGAACCTGGAAGCCGGAACCCGGGGCGGGGACTTGGGGCAATCGACCACCACACAACAAAGAGCGGAAGCCGCAGGTTTCGATACATCTACCGTTTGGCTACACGGCACAACCAAGAATTTTAAATCTTTCAAGCCGGGTGATAACGGAGTCAACGAACTCGGTAAAGGGGTTTACTTTACTACCAGTCCGACCGAAACCTATTTCCACTCGCGGGGGGAAAATGGCCGGGTAGTTGAAGCGTACATCAAGAAAGGCGACATGTTCGACCTTTCGGTAATGCGCGATACGGGGCAGATGATAGGCGGTCGTGCAGAAAAGAAGGCGGCAGCTTACAGAGAGATAGCCCAACGTATCAAGGATCGGGCGGACACCATAACGGAACCCCTTATCCGGGATTGGGCAAATCAGCCACTAGGTGAACTAGCGGAACACATTAAAGAGGCTACACGGTACACCCATAACTTGAATTTCTGGCTGGACAAGGCTGGTTATGTTGGTGCTACCGACAGGTTCAGCCAATACCCTAATCAAGCGGTTGTATTCGACCCGAAGAATATCAGAAGCGTTGACGCCAAATTCAACCCGAAGAAATTAGACAGCGCGAACATATACGCCCAAGGCGGCGAACCCGGAACCCCCGGCGACCTCCCGCCCGGGCGTACACCGGAAGAGGTATGGAACAGCATGTCCCTCGACCAGAAACGCCCGTACCATGAACAATGGGCGCAATCCTTCGAACGGTACATGCTGGAAGGCAAAGCCCCCACGACTGAAATGCAGCCAGTCTTTGCGCGGTTTCGTGCGTGGATGCTCAATGTATACAAGTCCTTAGAAGCGTTTCTTAAACAGAATCCTTTAGCCGGAAAACTGAACGACGAAGTGCGGGGTATCTTCGACCGGTTGATCGCTTCCGAAGAATCCATCCGTGCAACGGAGTCCGTGCGTGCGTACGCGCCCCTATTCGAAAGCAACGAGGCCGCCGGCGTTACACCCAAACAGTTCCAGGATTACCTTGACCTTGGGGAAGCGGCCACGGAACGGGCAATCGATGACCTGTCAAGCCGCAGCCTGCGCGATATGAAATGGTTGAGCAACGCAAAGGAACATATAATCAAGGAGTTGCAGAAGGAAGCTAAAGCAAAACGTAAATCGGTAGAAGCCGAAGTAACGCAGGAGGTCATGAGCGAACCGGTGAACCAGGCTCGCACGTTCCTGAAGACGGGCGAGACGACCGACCCGGCCACCGGGGATTTAATCAAGGTGGAAGCCGGGTTCAAACTCGACAAGGACGCCGTGGATGAACTCTTCCCGGCGAAGGGTACCGTAACCCTAGACCGCGCGAAGCTGCGCGGTATGACGCAGGAAGACGGCCTATCGCCCGACCTGGCGGCGCAAATGTTCGGGTTCTCAAGTGGCGAAGCCCTGATCGCGGAAATCGCGAACGGCGAATCGGCAAAAGAGAAGATCGAAGCCATGACCGACCAGCGTATGTTGGAACGGTACGGCGACCTGTCAAGCGAAGAGGATATCGAGCGCGCGGCGGAAGCGGCCATCCACAACGAAGCCCGGGCCCGGTTCCTGGCGACAGGGCTCGCCATGTTGTCCAAGTCCCCGATCCCGGCCGCACAACTCAACAAGGCCGCGAAACAAGCAGCCGAGAACACGATCGCTTCCCGCAAGGTGCGCGACCTGCGCCCCGCGCAATACGAGCGGGCGGAAACCAAGGCGAACAAGGAAGCTATCAAACTGGCGCCGAAGGATCCCAAGGGCGCAATGGAAGCCCAGCGTGCCGCACTCCTGAACAACCGGCTGGCGAAGGCTTCAGGCGAAGCCGTGGCCGAAGTGGAAAAAATTCTCCGGTACGTTGAGAAGTTCCAAACCGAAGGCACGCGCAAAGCCCTTGACCTTGAATACCTGGAACAGATCGACGACCTGCTACGCCCGTTCGATTTCCGCAAGGGGCAATCACTCAAGCAGATCGATAAGCGGCAAAGCCTTGCCGACTGGATAGACGCCCAGGAAGCAATGGGTTTCGAACCGGCGATAGACCCCGCCCTGATGGATGAAGCGAAACTCAAGTCCTACAAGAATATGACCCTGGAAGAACTCCGGGGGCTGGTGGACAGCATCAAGCAAATCGAACACCTTGGACGGCTGAAACGTAAACTGCTACTGGCCAAGGACCAGCGGGAATTCGACGAGATCGTGGCCGAAGGTATCCGCGCAATCCACGACAACGCGAACCGCACGGTGGAAGAGAAGGCAACCCCGACCGACGCTATCGGGATAGCGGGCAAATGGTGGCGGCAAATGACCGCCGACCACCGGAAGTTCGCCAGCATCATGCGGGAAATGGACGGCGGGAAAGATAACGGGTTCATGTTCAACCGGTTCCTGCGCACCATGAACGAGTCCGGGGACAGCGAAACGCAAATGAAAGCCGAAGCCACGGAAGCCCTGGCGAAGCTATTCAAAGCGATCGACAAGAACCCGGTACCGGGGAACCTGTACGCCAAAAAGCGGGTAGTGCCCGGAACGAACCTTTCCATGACCCACGAACAGCGGATCATGTTCGCAATGAACTGGGGCAACGAAGGGAACCGCCAACGGTTGTTGGACGGTGGGCTATCCGGGAACCGTGCCATTTCCCTGCCCCAAGCGCAAGCCGTGCTCGATACGCTCACGAAAGAGGAATGGGATTTCGTGCAAGGGGTATGGGATTTCATAGCGGAATACAAACCGCAAGTGGCCGCCCTGGAACGGCGTATTACGGGGGTGGAACCGAAGTGGATAGACCCGGCACCGATCCCCACCAAATACGGCACGTACCGCGGCGGGTACTTCCCGGTGAAGTACGATACGGAATTATCTTCCCGTTCGGAATCCCTGGAAGCAGCAACGGATCTCCGCATGGGAATGAAAGGTGCGTTCAACAGTGCGGCAACCCGTTCGGGGTTCACGAAAACACGCGCGGATCAAGTTATCAATCGTCCCATTCTGTTGAGCTACAACGCGATCAGCCAGCATGTTAGTGAGGTTACGCACCGCCTGGCATGGCAGGAATGGCTAATCGATACCAACCGTTTGTTGAAAGCCCTGGACAACCCCATCCGTGAGCACTACGGCGCCGAGATACTGCGCACATTGCGCGACACGGTGGTGGACATAGCGGCGGGTGACGCCCCGGCGAAGAACGGCACGGAAACCGCGATCAATCGTTTGCGGGTCGGGTCTACTGTTGTCGGTATGGGTTGGCGCGTGACTACGGCATTGCTTCAACCATCCGGGCTTGCGCAAAGCTGGGTGCGGGTCGGCGGCAAGCACATGGCGCGCGGCGTGTATCAGTTCACCAAATCGCCGATTACCAGCGGGGCATTCGTGAACAGCAAATCCAAAATGATGGTGGACCGTGGCAAGACCATGCAGCGGGAAATAAACGAAGTGCTGAACACTGTCCGCGCAGGCGATAAGGTATCCGCGTTTAAGGCGAGCTATTTCATGCTCATCGGCAAGATGCAGCGGGCGGTGGACATCCCCACATGGTTGGGTGCGTACGAGAAGGCCACCGATCAATTGAAGCTGCAGAATGCGGCCACAGCGGACGAGCGCAAGGCGATTGAAGAACAGGCCGCCGCGCTTGCCGATCAGGCGGTACTCGATTCGCAATCCGGCGGACAGTTGAAGGATCTCGCCAGGGTGCAGCGGGGCAGTCCGCTACAGAAGATTTTCACGAATTTCTATTCGTACTTTTCCGCCACGTACAACCTGAACGTGGAAGCGGTTCGCCGGACGAACTTCATGTCCCCTTCGTCGGTGGCATTGTTGGCGACGGATATGGTACTGCTCAACAGCGTGCCGGTGTTGTTCTCGGTTGCCTTGAAGGAAGTCTTGAAAGGGGAATGCGGCGACGACCTGGAATGTCTGGGCAAGAAACTGGGGCATGAGCAATTAAGTTTTCTGTTCGGGCAAATGGTACTCCTGCGGGAAGCTGGTACGGCGATCGATGTTGCGGCCGGGGGACAGGGGTTCGGGTACCAGGGGCCAGCGGGCTTGCGGTTCTTCGGCGACCTTTACAAAGCGGGACAACAGGTTAACCAAGGTGACGCGGACGTAGCGTTTTTCAAATCCGCCAACAACGTGGCGGGAGCCCTACTACACTACCCCGCAGGACAGATAAATGCGACGGTAGAAGGTATCATGGCGATAGAACAGGGTAAGGTGGAAGGAATGGGAATACTACCGGCACTGGTTGCAGGGCCGCCGAAGAAATAGTACGCGCGTTACGGTTACACTTACAGTAACATGTATTGATGTTAGAATAGAACCGCCGTATAGTTCCTTAAATTAGAAGGGGCTATATGGCGACGACGCAAGACCGCATACAGGGACTTATCGGTGACTTGGGGGTTAAGCCCCCGGTTCTCGTTGCCACTACCGCAGCAATTACCCTATCTGGCGAACAGACTATCGACGGCGTGGCAGTTGTCGCCGAAGATCGCGTCCTGGTCAAAGACCAGTCAGACACAACCACCAACGGCATTTATTACTGTCAGGCATCAACCTGGGTACGGGCACCTGACTTCGATGGTACGCGGGACGCATTACAAGGCACGCTTGTAGTAGTCGCTGTAGGAACCGCTAACGCCGGCACGCTCTGGCGACTCACAACGGCCAGCCCGGTAATAGGCACGTCCAATCTCACATTCTCACTTTTCCCGATCTCCGCTTCGGCATTCGTTCAAACCCTGCTCGATGACACAACGGCGGGGGCGTTCCTTACCACGTTGGGGGTTTCTGCTTTTGCACAGACTGTGCTCGATGACGCGGACGCCGCGACGGCTCGCGCTACGCTGGGGGCGGTTGGAGTTACCGGGAACGAAACGGTAGCAGGTAACAAAACATTTACCGGCGTAAACGCGTACAGCGGAAGGAACGACAACACGGCGACCGCAGCCGGGTATATCGGGGAAGTGATAAGTTCCACTATTGCTTCCGGTTCCGCGGTCGCGTTGAGTAACGGTGTTCAAACTAACATAACCAGTATCACCCTTACCGCTGGTGACTGGGATGTGTTCGGGAACGTCTTGTTCACCTACGGGAGCACCACGAACATCACACACCTGCAGGGATCGACTGGTACCGTATCGGCGACAATAGACACTACGGCCCGTTTCGCCTTCGTGTCATCGGGATTTGTACCGGGGACGACATCGCCGACTGGGTACACGGTACCCGCGCAACAGGTAAAGGTAGCCAACGGGGCGACACAAGTAGTTTACCTGGTCGGGTACGGGTCATTCACGGTTAGCACACTGTCGGCATACGGCAAGATTTGGGCAAGACGTTCAGCATAAGTAAAGGGGAGCACTATGATAGAAGGCAACGCGGATAAAGAAAGCATCAACGTATACCAAGACTCGGGTGAAACAACCCGGTTCGCTCGTGAGGTATGGCGTACATCAGCAGCATTCCCCGGACCACACAATGGGGAAGAGTATAGCGAAAAGGCAATAGAGAGCAGGCCGACTGGCGGCGGGATCAACGGTCCTACCAGCGCGGATTACGGCTTCACAGTATCAGTCCGCAAAAAGAACATCGGCACAGTGAACGCCATTACGGGCGAGATAGACGGTATTAATGTAGTTGTTGCAAACGATGGAGCAACCACTTCTGATGCTGGCGGTATCCTGCTTAATGTAGCCAACCTATCAGACGGCTTCACTGTATGCGAGGAAGGCGTTTCTTCGGCCTATAGCGCGGATAAGTCGTACATCGTTAGGCAGGTGCGTTATCAGATAGGCGTAACTGATCGCAAGAATTCCCATTCGTTCGGCCTCAACGTTTCGCAATGCATCGGCATCGACGGGGACGCCTACCGGTGCGATACGGTCTCCGGTAAATGGTGGACGAACTTTCTTAATTTCTACAATGACGGCGTCCAAAAGTATTCCGTTGACGGTAACGGCGTAGCTCGTGGTGGCCCTGTATGCATCACTGGCGCGGCTGTGAGTTGCCCGACTGGTATAAGCATCGGTGGCGTATGGTCGTACACAGCAACAGCGGGAACCGTAACACCTCCTGCGCAGGTTGAGGGCTACATCGGCGTAAACATCGGCGGAACTCCCTACAAAATACCGTACTACCGCGCCTGATGCCCACTCCCCGATTACCGGATTCGGATCTCATACACGCTTTAAACCTGGAAGAAGAGTTCGGTAGTGCGTATCTCGCGGCGAAGGCGGGTTGCGGGATAGATCCCGGAACCTTAAGCCACCGGATAAAAAGCGCGAAGATCGCCGGTTTAAAGCCCACATTTCGCAAAGAAGCCCCCCGCATACACGCCAGGCAACGCCTGGGGAAAATGCACATAGTCATACCCGACGGGCAGGTGAAGGACGGGGTGAACACCGATCATTGGGAATGGATCGGCAACTACATTGCGGAGAAGAAACCCGACAACATTATCAATATCGGCGATTTCTGGGATATGCCCAGCTTGTCCCTGTACGACAAGGGCAAGCTACCATTTGAAGGACGCCGGTACGTCAAGGACATCAAGGCCGGCCGCGACGCGATGGAACGGTTATTGAAGCCTATCGACGACTACAACCGGACGGCGGCTAGGGGACAGCGGTACGAACCCCAGATGGATTTTACCGAAGGTAACCACGAACACCGAATCACCCGAGCAGTAGACAATAACCCCGAATTCCACGGAAAGCTTGATATCCTGGATTTGGGGATAGAGGAATTCGGGTGGACATTCCACCCGTTTCTTAAAGTCATCAAGCGGGACGGAATCGACTACGCGCATTACTTCATCTCCGGGGTTATGGGGCGGCCGGTAAGTTCCGCCGCTGTGTTACTGCGTGAACGGCAGTGTTCCGCCACGATGGGGCATGTGCAGCACATGGACATAGCCATCCACAAGAAAACCCTGCAAACCGCTTTATTCTGCGCCACATGCTACAGCCACGACGAACATTACCTCGGGCCGCAGGGCAACAGCCAGAAGCGCGGAATAATCGTCAAGCATGAAGTGGAGGATGGGCGCTACGACATTATGACAGTATCACTGAACTACCTAAAAAAGGCATATAGTTGACAGATGTTTGAAACTATGAATGGTACAATTGCGGGGTACATTAAATGACGACATTTTACAGGAGAAACAAAATGGCCGATCTCAATGACGCAGTCAACGAAGTGAAAAAAGTATACAACGTAGCGGAATCAGAAGTGGACGGTTTCTTCGTCCGCAATAAATACACCGTCCTGATCCTTTCCGCCGTGGCTATCGCCCTGGTGGTTTTCGCGGTCTTATAAAATCATGCAGCACGATATAAGTATGTCCGCTGCGAAGGTAGCGCCCCCGGTAGTCGTGTCAGTTTTGCATGAGGCCACCGCAGGGTTGCCAACATTTATCCTTTGGGCTACGGCTATTTACACCGTGCTGCAAATCGCTTTGGTGGTTAAAAAACTATATACGAAATGAGCAAATTAATGGGCTGGCCGGTAGCGTATGTAGGTATCGCTTCCCTTTCCGTGGGTAGTGGAATTAA